TTGCCGCAGCTTCGTCTGTTCCCTTTATTGCTGGTACAGTAGCAACCGCTTTAACTACTATTGGAACATCTTTTTTAATTCAAGGTGTTACTGACTTAATTACACCAGACCCAAAACCTTTTCAAGTATCAAGACAAGAAGATCCACAAGACCCTAGTTATACATTCACAGGGCTTTTAAATAATACAAAACAAGGTGTTCCGATTAACATAATATATGGAGAAACTTTAGTAGGAAGCACAGTTGTAAGTTCTTCAGTTGATACTTTTCAAGTCGTAAATACAGATTAAGTTATGTTTTTAAGCCCAGCTTTAACAAGATTTATAATTGATGCTTTATTGCCATCAAACAAACTAAAGTCTATTGATTTTGGTACTGTTGTAGATGTTTTAGGTGAAGGGCAAATTGAAGGAAGTGCTACGGCAAGTAAGGCTGGTATTACTGACAAGACTAGTACTGCTTATAAAAATGCTTTTCTTAAGGATTTATTTTTAAACAAGACTGCTGTTTTACAGGCTGACGCTGATAATACAAATCCAGATTCTTCTGAATTTAATTATCCTAGTGAACAGCTAAGATTTGAGTTTCAAGATGGCACTGCAAATAATACAGTTCTTTTTGCTGCCGAATCACAAAGTTCAAAGGTGGTTACAGGTGATGAGGGTCAAGAATGTAGCTTTCCAGTAGGCGGTTCAGCAACAGCAAGATCAGGGACTATTTCAAGCACAGACATTGATACAGTTCAAGTTAAAATAAAGTTCGATCAGTTTTTTAAATCAAATACTGAAACAGGGAATAGAGAATCGACTTCTGTTCAAGTAATAATAAAAGTAAATCCTAATAATGGATCTGCCATCACAGTATTTGATGAAACAATAACTGGTAAAAGTTTTAATCCTTATAACAGAGACTATGGTATTGATTTAAGAGAATTGTCAGGATATAACACAGCAACTTCAGGTGCATCTGGTTCATTTTTTCCAGTAGTAGTAAGTGCTGAAAGAGGTAATGATGTCGGTGATGAAAATACTTTTAATACAATGCGTTTAGGGGAAATAAGGCAAATTATTAGAGAACCAAATAATTATCCAAATATTGCATATTCAGCATTAAGATTTAGCTCTGAATTATTCCAAAATACGCCAGCTAGATTTTTTAGGGTGAGAGGAAAACTTGTTAAAATTCCTCATAATGGAACAGTAGATTTAGCAACTGGCAGATTAACCTATAGCGGAACTTTTAATGGAACTTTTAAAACTGACAAAGCTTGGACAAGTGATCCAGCTTGGGTTTTATATGATCTCTTGACAGACACTACAAGTGGCTGTGCGATTCCTGAGTCTGAATTAGATACATTTACTTTTTATGGTGTCAGTACTTATTGTTCAGCTTTAGTAGATGATGGTAATGGAGGTCAAGAACCACGTTTCTCAATAAATGTAAATATTAATAATAGACGTGATGCGATGGCATTGATTAAGGATATTTGTTCTGTGATGAGAGCAATACCTTACTACGAGGAAGGCACGATAAAAATTGCACAGGACGCACCAAAAGATCCCTCAAACCCAAGTGCGTTAGCCTTTGATTATGTTTTTAATAATGCAAATGTAGTTAATGGAGAATTTGTTTATTCTGGTACATCTTCAAAAACTAGATTTAATGTTATCAATGTTTCTTATTTTGATTTAAGTACTCAAGAAATAGATTATGTGACTGTAGAAGATACCACAGCAAAAGCAAATTACGGTACAAAAACAAAAACAATAAATACTTTTGGAACTACTTCAAGAGGTCAGGCACAAAGGGTTGGGAAATGGTTTTTACAAACGCAACAAAATCAAACTGAATCAGTTGTTTTTGAAACAAATATTGCTGCTGGATCTGTTTTAAGAATTGGTCATATTTTAGGCATTGCAGATAGAGTTAAATCATCAACAAGACGAGGCGGTTTAATTAAAACTGCAACTGTTTCTCAAATAACTTTAGATGATACTGCATCTACAAATTTACCTGACTTAACCGATAGTCCAGAAATAAGTTGTCTTTTATCTGATGCCACTGTTGAAACAAAAACAATATCATCTTATGCAAGCGGAAATATAGTTAATGTTTCTTCTAATTTCACATCTGCACCAGTAGAAAATAGTCCTTACATTTTAGAATCAGGTAGTTTGAGTGTTCAAGCATTTAGAGTTGTAAATATAAAAGAAAATTTAAAAAAATCTTTTACGGTCACTGCTGTTAATTTTAATGAAGGTAAGTACGCTGCTGTTGAAGATGGCGAACAATTACCAGCTAAGAACATAAATGTAATTACAAGCATTTTACCACCACCTCAGATAGTTGACGCATCAGATGGAAGTAAAGCTATTAAAGAAACAATAATCGAACTGGATGGAAGACCTGTACCCAAACTTTTTATTGATTGGCAATCTGTTGAAGGTGCTTCAGGTTATCAACTTATTTATATAAAAGATGATGAAAACCCTGTTGTAGTAAACACTCAAGAATCAGAATTTGAAATATTACCCTCTGAATCTGGCACATATAAAATACAAATTTATACATTAAATTCAAATGGGGAACGTAGTGCAGCACCTACAGAAACAGTTGTTAATACATTAGGACTTACTGCAGTTCCTGAAAATCCTACAGGTTTTGAAATAGAGCCATTAAATAATTCACAAGTTAAATTAAGATGGACAAGAACAACAAGTCTTGATGTTGAATTTGGGGGGTCTTGTGTTATAAGACATACTCCACTTTCTTCGTCATCTGCTACTTTTGCTAATTCTACAGATTTAGCCGAAAACATAAATGGTGGTACTAATGAAGCAATATTGCCAGCATTAGGAGGAACATATAGCCTAAAATTTAGAGATTTAGGTGGCAGATTATCCGTTACAGAGGCTAAAGTTGAACTTGCACTGCCTGAAATGGCGGATGAGTTATTAGTTAAAAGTCAAAGGGAACAATCTGCTTTTAGCGGTACAAAAACAAATGTATCTGTTGTGTCTGGTGCATTACAATTAACTGATCCATCAGCAAATCTATCAGGCACTTATGAATTTGCTTCTGTTTTGGATTTTGGTTCTGTATTTACAAATATAAGATTAAAAAGACACATTAAAAGTGAAGGCTTTTTAATATCAGATCAGTTTGATTCAATTCCAGATTTTGACGCAAGAACAAGTATTGACGGTGCTGGTAGTGATCGTCTGAAAAGTAGAGTTCAGGTTCAAACATCACAAGATAATTCAAGTTTTACAACAGCAGCAAATCTAACAAATGGTTCATTTAGTGCAAGAGCTTTTAAATTTATAAGCAATTTAATCTCAGTAGATGTAAATGAAAATATAAAATTTAACGAATTAGGTTTTGATGCATTTTTACCATCAAGAACAGAAAATAAATATCAATCAAGTGGAAATATTATTTCAACTCCTTTACAGTCAGGAACAAGTGCAAGTGGCTTAGATGTTGTATTTGGTAAACCATTTTTTACAGGTACAAGTGACATAGGAGGTTCAACAACAGCTTTTTTACCATCCATAGTTATTTCACCTGAAGATATGCCAAGTGGTGCATTTTTTGCATTAAGCTCTATTTCTGGGACAGGGTTTACAATAGTATTCAAGAACTCATCTAGTACAGTGATTGATGTGAAATTTACGTTTCAGGCGTTAGGATATGGAAAAGGATCTTAATTGAATGACAAGAGTAAATTCAACTGGAAAAGAATCAGGCAGTAATTTTTCACCCGATAACGGTACTGGATTAGCTGTAAGAACAGCAATAAAAGATATATTTGAATCTCTAAGAACCGTTAATAGTGCTGCTGGAGATCCCTCTGGTGCTGCTAATCTTGCAACTTATCAACTACATATAAATACATCCAATGCAGGGGCAACTCCACCTGAAGCATTATTAAAAATTTACAACGGTAGTAGTTTTGTTACTTTAGGAAATGTCTTAGAAACAAACTTTGGTTTTTTATCAGCATCGGGTGACACTATGACAGGTGCTTTGCTTGCTGATGATGCTGGTACAGCTTCAGCACCAGCAATTAGTTTTGACGGAGATACAGATTTAGGTTTGTTTAGAAAATCTGCCAATGTGATGGGATTTTCTGCCAGTGGTACAGAACATTTATTTTTAGATCAAAATGGTATTACTCTTAATTCAGAAAATGAAATTAGATTTGGTGATTCTGACAGTTCTAATTATGTTGGTATAAAAGCACCTGCAACTGTATCTTCTTCAAATAAAACTATTACTTTACCTGATGAAACAGGTACACTTTTAACAAGTGCTTCTTCAATAGCAAATAGTAATTTAGCAAATTCATCTGTAACAGTTGGTTCTACTGCCATAAATTTAGGAGCCTCTGCTACAACTGTTTCTGGACTGACAACATTAACATCTACGAATTTACAGGCTACAAATATTAAAGATACATCTGGTAACAATAGTTCAACAACAGAACAAATTGCACAAGGAAGAGCAAAAGCGTGGGCCACTATTAATGGTGATGCTAGCCCTGCTTCTTTAAGAGATAGTTTTAACATTAGTTCAGTAACTTACAATTCAACTGATGAAACTTTTACTCTTGTTTTTACAAATGCGATGCCTAATGCTAATTATGCGGTAGTTTTTGGATCACATGGTTTTAATGCACACCCCGTCACAACAGGAGCTATTGCTGGAGACAACACTTCTACGACAAGAAAAAACACAACAGGAGTGACAGTAAAATTTGGTGTTACTGGTGGAACAAACAGTTCAGGATTTACTAATCAAACTAGAGCAGCTACACAAGGCTGTGTCGTGATTTTTGGCGATTGATATTAGTTAAGATATACTAAAAGAAAAACATATGGCTAATTCTGATTTTAGATTTTTATACACGAACGATAATGGTAGTTTATGTATTGTTATACCTTCTGATAATTGTGGTTTAACTTTAGAACAAATCAAAGCAAAAGATTGTCCTAGTGATAGAACAGTTTATACTGTAGATAAATCTAAAATTCCTACAGACATGAGTTTTATAGGTGCTTGGACTTATACGGAGTAAAATATGGGATTTGGAATAGACATGGCAAAAGCAAGAGAAATACATAAAGCAAATATAAGATATGCAAGAGTATCAAAATTCGCAGAACTTGATGTTGAATTTACAAAAGCGTTAGAAGCTGGCACAAGTACAACCGATATAGCAGCAAAAAAACAAGCATTAAGGGATGCCCCTGCTGATTCTGCTATAACTGCTGCTAGTAATACAGATGAACTTAAAGCACAATGGAACACTGATATACTAGGAACATCACCTTATACTTAAATGGCAATTTCTCCTGGAACGTATAACTTTACATTGCAGAGGCGATCAGATCATTCGATTCCTCTGTTATTTAAAGACAGCAGTAACAATGCAATAAATTTAACAGGATTTACTGTCGCAGCACAGGTTTGGGAAGAAACACGCACCACAAAATATGCTGATTTCAGTGTTACTTATACTGATAGAACAGCAGGGTCAGTTAAAATTTCATTAACAGATACACAAACAGCAACTTTTACTCCTGAAGTTCTTAAATATGATGTTCTTCTTACAAATGGATCGGGTGAAAAAGAGTATTATTTAGAAGGTACTATATTTGTTTCAGAGGGTTATACAGCATGAATAGCGTTCAAATTACTGAACAAAAGAATACCGTCACAGTAAATGAGACTACTAATACTGTTACCGTTACGGAAGGTAACGCTACTGTAGTTACTGTAACTACTGAAGGGCCGCAGGGAGCAGTTGGTACATCTATAGATTTAAGTAACGCAGTAGATGATTCAGTGCTGTATTTTGATTCAGCAAGTGGTACATTGAAGGCAGATAATACAACTACAAAACTATCATTAGTCTTTGGAGGCAGTTTTTAAATGGCAAATACAATAAGGATTAAAAAAAGAGCAGCGAGTGGTAGTGCTGGCGCACCTTCAACTCTATCTCCTTCAGAATTAGCATTTAATGAAAATGATCTGAAGTTATATTATGGTTTTGGCGATAATGGAGCAACGCCACCAGAAGCCAGTTCAATTATTACTGTTGGTGGATCAGGTGCGTTTTTCAATAAAACAGATACAAGAAATGCAAATATTGTTTTAGCTGGCCCTACCACTGGAAGTGCTGCTGCACCTACATTTAGAAGTTTAGTAACTGCTGATA